CTTTCAAGAGAGTTGCAGCAGTCCATGCTAGATAGGGTGGTTCTGTCAAAAAAGCTTGAGTCTGAAGTAGACGCAAGACAAGCAACATCAATTGAAAAGACAGATGGGTTCATCAAGTTCCTATCTGAATCAAGGGACTGGGCTTTTGAATATATCGAAAATGTCCAGCAAGCAATAGGTGCAGTCAAAACGTCTGCATCCTTTGGAAAAGTAAGCGAAGAGTCATTAATAAAACTATTTGCATTCCTTCCAGAACAACAAGGAGAAAAAAAATGAGTAACAAGACAAAGGCAATGATCGCTTCGTATCTTCGTAGCGTTCTAGCAGCAGCATCGGCTTTATACCTAGCTGGGGTAACTGACCCACTTGACCTTTTGTGGTCTTTGGTAGCAGCAGTTGCACCAGTTCTAATCCGATACATCAATCCTAACGATGCAGGATTCGGGGTAACTCCAAAGGCTGAAGAAGTCAAGGAAGCACTCACAAAGGCTACACCAAAAAAGGCTCCAGTAGCTAAGAAGCCCACTACTAAAAAGTAGTATAATAGAACCAATAAGTAGATTTTCCGCAATGGACGCTACCTTGGGAAAACATCCTGGACATGATGAGAAACTGTCCTTTTACCCTTTTATATGATAGAATAGGATTATGGAACAACTACTCGCACAACTAAGAACACTCCTAGCAGACAACGTTGCACTAGGAATGAAAGCCCACGGATATCACTGGAACGTAGAGTCTGACGACTTTCAGCAATTCCACGAATTCTTTGGTGATATCTACGCAAACTATGATGAAGCTACAGACACCTATGCAGAGTGGCTTAGAATGCTAAAGGTTTATGCACCATACAGACTAACCGACTTCTTTGACGGATCAACCGTTGGAGAGTCTGTAATCGTGGGAGACCCACAGCCAATGCTTGTTGATCTTTACAATGAGATTGAGATTCACATTGCAAAGCTTGTAGAAGCTGGTAACCTTGCCAATGCCAACAATGAGTTTGGTCTAGCGAACTTCCTTGCAGACCGTCAGACAGCCTCTCAGAAGTTCTGCTGGCAGATTCGTGCAAGCATTGAGGTAGAAGACTAATGCCAGACTCACCAATCACTCCAGCACAGCCATCGTCTACAACCAATTCAACGTATCCAGGTGTGGGCATTAAGCGTCCACAGCAGGGTGGCAAGGCTACAGGTGGTAAAATTAAAAGTTCTTATGCAAAGAAGCCAAAGATTAATGGCAGAGGGCGTTCAGGGGACGCTACAGGATCGGCAGGGGCAATCTCTTCTGGTGGTCCAGGGGGATCGATGGGAACTAAGTCCGAAGACATTTGGGCTGGATCAGCATTTGAAGGAAAAGACTGCACACCTTCAAGTCCCAAGTGCCTAAATCTTATGTGCAAAATCTGTCAAACAAAGCAATAGTATGGATGTCGTTTATATTTGTAGACCAGGAGACAACGAAGAGCTTCGATACTCCATCCGATCAGTTGTAAAAAACCTTGCTCACGATAGTTTGTGGGTTGTAGGTGACAAGCCAGACTGGTACGGTGGCAACTTCCTTTATTCAAATCTAGCCAACTCACAGTACTTCCAGGTGTGGAACAATCTAAGGGCTATTATCGATTGTCCAGAAATCTCAGACGACTTCATCCTAATGAACGACGACTTTTTTATCGTTGATTATGTAGATAGTGTTGACTACTTCTATTGGGATGTCCTAGAGTCCGTGGGTAAATGGAGAAAAGACAATGGCTATGGTGGTCAAGACTATGTAAATAAACACTTTGCAACAGCACATCAACTCTGGGTACACGATAAGATTAAAAATCCTCTTAACTATGAGTTACACGTTCCAATGGTATTTAACAAAGAGAAACTTGCCAAGATCATTGGACGCTATCAATTATATCGATCAGGGTATGGCAATGTTTACGGCGTGGGTGGGTACGAAAGACGAGACGTTAAGGTGTATAGCAACCCAAAGCTACAGGCAATATCTTTTGATTACCAAGATGAATACACAGAGTATCTATCATCCGAAGACGTATCCTTTGAGCAGCTAAGAGAAGATCTTTTGGCGGTAATGTTCTCAGAAAAATCTCAATACGAACTTGACCTTTAAGCATAGTTCCTGTATAATAGGTATATAACAAAGCATAGGAGAGACATGCACACTGAAGAGTTACTTGAAGTTATGTTCGGACCAGCCCACGTTGCCTCAGAATTATTCTGGGGACTGGTTGAGTTCGGAGTAGCATTTTTAATTGGACGCTTTGTAGCGTTCCGCAAGGTACACAAGTACATTGACGACAAGCACGGTGTAAAGCACCAGAAAGATGGGTACTAATGTTCACCCCACTAGAAGATAGGGTCATTCTTAAGGTTGAGAAAGAAGAGGATCAGGTATCGAACTCTGGTCTAATCTTGGCTGGCTCAAAACAAAAGACAAACATAGCAGAAGTAGTTGCAGTAGGTCCAGGTCGTGTATTGCCATCTGGGGTACGCCTAGAGCCTGACGTAGCTGTTGGAGACCGTGTAGTCTACACACCAATGGCTGTTCAGAACTTTGAGCACAATGGCGAAGAGTACATGACGATCTTTTCTAGGGACATCCTGGCGATAGTGTAATGAACCAAGACTCATATGCAAAATTATTCTGGGCAGACATGCAGAAGTATAACAATTCTAGAATGCAAACACAAGTAGAGGAAGAAATCATTGCTCTGCTTCAATCACATGTAACTTGCCCAGCCTGGTACACTTGCGAAAAATGCAAGGGATTCAAGATGGCAATTGCAACAATCAAAAACAAGGAGAAATCTAATGTCGAAGGACACACAACAACCAGTAGTGAATAACTACAACATTGATGCTACCACGCTAGTATCGCTTATTGCTCAGCAAGAGCAAGCAAAACTAATTAGTCTTTTAGTATCGGCAAACGTCATGCTAGAAGAAGACGGAGTGTTGTCAGCAGTAGCCTACGAGAACTGGGCTGACCGCAAAGAAGAGGGTCATCAGCCCAACATGGTCCTCAAGCAGGTCTCAGGCAATGAGTAAGATTGACGTTCTTGATAAGGGATATGTACGACTTGTTGACACTCTTGGGGATGACCTATCTGTTGTTAATGCTGCTCGTGTTAGTTACGATAAAGAGACATCTGAGTTTAGCGAAAAGGATGAACGTCTCATTAGTTTTCTCATCCGTGAGGGACACACGTCGCCCTTTCGCCATGCAGCACTCACCTTTGAGGTCTACGCACCGCTATTCGTTGCTCGTCAATGGTGGAAGTACGCAGTCTCAAGCACACATGTAGACGACCAGAACGGCTGGAACGAAAGCTCACGTCGTTACATCACAGAGGACGAGGAGTTCTATGTTCCTAGTGCATCATCATGGCGTAGCAAGCCAGCTAATAGCAAGCAGGGTAGTGGGGAACCAATCCATGCAAGCAGTGGCTTCTACTATACCAATAAGCTTAATGATACTATTACAGAAGGTGTACGGTTATACCATGAAGCAATGAATGATGGTATTGCACCAGAAGAGGCACGTTTGTTCCTACCAGCATACGCAATGTATGTACGCTGGCGTTGGACAGTATCCCTACAGGGAGCTATGACATTCCTTGAGCAGCGACTAGAGCACGATGCACAGTGGGAAATTCAGCAGTATGCTCTGGCTGTAAAGGATCTGTCTCATGAAGCATTTCCACAAACCTTTAAGGCGTTGCACAAATGATTATTGGACTAAGTGGATATGCACAAACAGGTAAAGATACAATTGCTCAGCACCTAGTGGAGCACTATGGCTATACTCGTATCGCCTTTGCTGATCCAATTCGTGAAGCACTGCTAAAGCTAAATCCACACATCACTGATATCCCAGAGCTTCCACAAGCCAATCTGTCACAGCTGATTCCTATGGGGTGGGAGTTTCTTAAACAGACCTCACCGCAAGTTCGTGGACTTCTTCAGCGTTTTGGTACTGAGGTTGCTCGTGAGATGTGGGATCAGGACTTCTGGGTAAAGCTGGCAATGCGTAAGGCTTCTGAATCTGAGAATGTTGTCTTTACAGATGTTCGATTCCCAAATGAGTACGATGCTATCAAATTGGCTGGTGGTCAAGTCTGGCGTGTTGAAAAGCTGGGAGTGTCAGCAGTCAATGCTCACCCATCAGAAACAGCACTAGACAATCATGTATTTGATAAGATAGTTACTAATCTTGGATCTAAGGATGACCTCTTTACCACGCTAGATTACTTCATGCAGCATTAAGAATTGCCCCTATAGCTCAGTGGATAGAGCAACAGGTTTCTACCCTGTGTGCCGTGGGTTCGAATCCTACTAGGGGTGCTACAATTTATATATACAGAAAAGAGTAAAATGGATAAGCAAGAAATGCACATCGTAGCCTATGTACATGGCTACCTACCAAATCACAATGCAGGGGCAGAGGTAATGATTCACCAAATCCTTGTTGGTCTTGTTGGTCTTGGTCATCAGGTCAAGGTCATTACCAGAGAGCCAGGAGCCAAGTCATACGAGGGTATTGAGATAATCGATGCCAATGACGAGAGAGCAATCAAGGCACTTGAGTGGTCAGACATCATCTTTACACATCTTGACTTTACCAAGAAGGCTGTTAGATTTTCCAGGGCATTGCGTAAGCCACTCGTACACCTAGTACACAACGATAAGCAATTAGATTATAACAACATTGATAAGACTACTGCACATCTGGCTATTGCAAACTCTGAGTGGATCATGAAGACTGTTCGTAAAGACATTCCAACAACCATTGTTTACCCACCAACAGATCCAGACTACTACACTGTTAAAACTAACAAGGAAGCAATCGCTCTTCTCAATATGAATGAGGCTAAGGGCGGAAAAATCTTTTGGCAGTTGGCTAGGATCTTTCCAGACAGAAAGTTCATCGGAGTCAGGGGTGCTTATGGTGAGCAGATTGGCTACGACAAGAAACTACCAAACGTAACCATTGTGGAGAACGGACCCGATGTGAGAGGAATCTATGCCAAGACTGGTATTGTTCTGATGCCATCATCGTATGAGTCTTGGGGTCGTGTTGGTATGGAAGCAGCCTGTAGTGGCATTCCATGTATTGCAGCACCAACTCCTGGCTTAAGAGAGTCGCTGGGGACTTCTGGCATCTTTGTAGAGCATGACGATGTAGCAGGGTATGTAGAGGCTATCAGAAGTCTTGATGATGAAAAGGTATATGACAAACACTCTAGGGCTGCTAAGAAGAGAGCGAAAGAAGTCACATCGGCGTTTAAAGAACAGCTCCTGGATCTTGAGGAAAAGCTACAAAAGCTTAAATATCCTGAGCACCGTAGGGGCTAGAGGCTAATTCACCCAAAGCCCAAGCAAGGACTTCTGCAGCGACAATATCGTTGTGGGAGTCTTTTTGCTGTATAAGGTCCCTGATGTGGTTAAATAGTCTTACACGCTCACGCATGGCTGATAGATGTTCAAGATCGTAGATGCTCACGTCAACATTCTTCTTAATCTTTTCAATGTTGATCTCAAGCTCTTCGTGGTAAGACATAGTACCATTATACATGGTATACTTAAAGCATGAAGTGTCCACTATGCACAATCCCAATGGCTCCAGTAATCTATGGTTATCCTAATCTGGATATGATTGAAGCAGCAAAAAGGGACGAAATCGTATTAGGTGGAGTTCCCTCCGCTAATGTATTCCGTCCCTCACATTATTGCTATGCTT